TCACCAAAACAGAAATCACCAGCAATTCCGGTTCAGAGTTTATTTTTAAGGGACTGCAACATCCCTTGGAAATAAAGTCTATTGAAGGAATTGATATTGTCTGGCTGGAAGAAGCACAGAACGCATCAGAGGAAAGTTGGCGGTTTTTGATCCCCACCATAAGAAAGGATGGATCGGAAATCTGGTTAAGTTGGAATACCGGTGCAAAGACCGATCCCACCTATCAACGATTTGTAATCAATAAACCCCATGACTGTGTATCCAAGCTTTTAACTTACCGGGATAACCCGTTCTTTCCAGAAACTTTGCGTAAGGAAATGGAGCATTGCAAACGGGTAGATAAGGATGCTTACGACCATATCTGGGAAGGCAATCCGCAATACATCAGTGACGCATTGGTATTCAGGAATAAATTTGTTGTTGAGGAGTTTGAGGCTCCGGATAAGACAAGATTCAGGATGGGAGCGGATTGGGGATTCAGTAACGACCCGACCACCCTGATCCGCAACTATATTGTCGGCAACGATTTGTTTATTGATTACGAAGCCTACGGGGTGGGTGTGGAGTTGGAAGAATTACCACAACTGTTTGATTCAATCCCGGAAAGTAGATTTACCAAAATCGTTGCCGACAATTCCAGACCAGAAACCATTTCCTTCATGAGAAAGAAGGGATTCCCGATAGTGGGTTGTGCAAAGCAGGCGACAACAAAGGCGGGATTTGTCAGAGATGGGTTGGAATTCATGCGGAAGTTCGATAAAATACACATCCATAAAAGATGCGTTCATACCAAAGATGAATTTGAACATTATTCATACAAGGTGGATAAAAAGACCGAGGATGTGTTGCCCGTATTAGCAGAAGGATTCGACCATTGTATTGATGCGATTCGTTACAGTTTGGAAGATTTGATTCGTGGGACAGGAATTGATTGGGTTGCCGTGGTAGGGGGATAAATGGCTACGCATTGGACAAAGGAAGATTACAAATCTCCAAGAAAGAAATTCAAATCCCATAGGCAGTGCACCTGGATACTTCCCAGTGGGAAACGGTGTTCTAAAAAGGCTTGTGGATATTTTTTCTGTAAAGAACATTTTATTGCAGCTACCCATGTTGAAAGAAGGATGTTATGAGTAATCTGAAGCTGGGGCAATATCCATTAAAGCCGGGAAGAGTAAATGTTCCTGTGATCATATTGGGAACGGTTGACATAGATAAAACCGGGACCATTAGAAAGATTACATCGGCAAGCAGTCAGAAAGTGATCATTGGCAAGACAGAGAAAGTGATTCAGAACGGTTTTCTGGCACAATTAATCCCATAAAGGAGAAAATAAAATGTTGGTGCAAGACATCGCAGAAATTAAAGACGGCAAGATCATCATGAAGGATGGCAGGACGGTTGACCAGATTTACAAAGGGTTTCAGTTATATAGGTCTGGTGCAGCCACCAAATTAATCCCTTCTGAATTTACTGCCATCAAAGAATCTGAACAGTATCAGGGACCGCTGGAGGATGTAAAGAGGCAGATTGATAAGTATTGGGAAAAGAAAGATGCAGAGGAATTGGTGGGGAAAACAAAAGATGGGAAATATAAAATTTATTTTGTAAATCATAATTATTATTCTGGTGAAGAATTTGATGATATTGAGGAGGCCAGAAAATACGCCAAGTCAAAAGGCTTCGATTATCGTATTGATTTGAATGGAAAACCCGTAGAAAGCGGCGGTATTATTTCAGGAACAAGAATCTATAAAGATTCTAAAATATCTGATGCCAATCCTGATGGCACTATCAGTCCAGATGAAGACAGAAGAAGAAAAGAAATTGTTGAGCGTGCCCAAAAGATGAGATCGGATTTAAAGAGAGAAGCATATCAAATTGGAGGAAATTTCAGAGGGCCTGGGATTTGGAGCGAAGTTAAGAAGGTATTGTCCATGGATTCTACCTGTAATTCTGGTAGTGTTTTTGATTCTCTCGATCCCGATGAAACGCATGATGTCAGGGACATTGAAAAGGAAACGATCGCTAACAATTATTTCAGGAAGGTATTGTTTACTTCTGAAAGACTTCAGTTGGTTATAATGAGTTTGAAGCCCGGAGAAGACATAGGGGAGGAAGTTCATCCAACAACTGATCAATTTATCCGGATTGAGGAGGGGAAAGCAAAGGCAATTGTGGATGGTAAGGAAATAATTTTAAAAGATGGTTCATCTATCCTGATCAAATCAGGAAGAGTCCATAACATCATCAATGATTCCGATAACCCATTGAAGCTTTACAGCCTATATTCCCCTCCTCAACATCAGGACGGATTAATTCAAAAGGAGAAATAAAAGTATGGTATCTACAAGACAGCCGTTAAGAGAGAGTGCAAGAAAGAGCAAGGTGGCGATTGCTGAAAGAAAAAGCAAAAAGGAAGTCCGCCACACTATTACCATTACCGAGCCCACCATTGTGACTGTCGGTAATGCACAGAATGAGAAGAAGGTAGAGCTTTCCTTTACAACAAATCCGCCAGAGGTTGCAGAAGTAACGGGAACAGAAAAGAAAAAGAAGAAGGAAAAACCTGAATAATGCAGAGGATCAATTTCCGGGGGTTAAATATCAGGATTGAACAGCAGGTCGGTTCGGTTCGTGAAGGTGTCGGTAAGAATGGGAACCGGTGGAAGGTAAGATTTTATCGTCCATACGGTTTCATTTCCGATACCATGGGAAAAGATGGTGAAGATATTGACTGCTTCATCGGTGATCACTGGGAATCAGACAATGTTTACATCGTTCATCAATTAAGACCGGATGGTTTGTATGATGAGGACAAGGTGATGTTGGGCTTTTTGGATTTGGGATCGGCAAGAGATGCTTATCTTGCCCATTATTCGACGCAAGGGTTTATTGGCAAGATAACAACCATGCCGTTCTTTGAGTTTAAAGAAAAGATCAAGACAGTGGGGCGGGTCGGGGTGCAGATAAAATGATTGAATTTGTTCTGAAGATCGTTATTGCGATTATTACTTTTCCAGTCATGTTAGCTGCTGGAGCGATCTTTGGAGCATTTTACTTTGGTTGTATATGGATTGAGGCAATGACGAGCAATGGCTAGAAAACAGGCATTTACAGAGGATTCATACACCAACTTCCTGGCGAAGCTTGGGGCGAACACGCAGAATCTTCAGGGATACGGATATTATTCGCTATCTCCTTTTGTTTCCAGACTGAGGACCGATCTTGAAGCAGCCTATAGGAGTTCATGGCTTGTCGGTCAGGTGGTGGATACGGTTGCTGAAGACATGACCAGAGAAGGTGTGACCATTAATTCAAAGTTGCCACCGGAAGATGTAAAACTGATCCAGTCAACCTTTACCGATCTGTCTATCTGGCATGAATTGGCCAATACCATTAAATGGGCAAGATTGTATGGTGGTGCTATCGCGGTCATATTGACGGAAGGAGCTGATTACGAGAAACCGTTGAATGTAAATGCCGTCGGTAAGGGACGTTTTAAGGGGTTGGTGGTATTTGACCGATGGATGCTGGATCCATCATTTGGTAATCTGGTCACAGAGATCGGCCCCAGTATGGGGAAACCGAAGTATTATAGAATTCTTCCGGGTATGCCAGCACTGTCTGGAGTAAATGTTCATTATTCAAGGATCATCCGGTTTGACGGGATCGAGTTGCCGTATTATCAACGGTTGACGGAAAATCTCTGGGGATTGTCGGTTGTCGAAAGAATGTATGATCGGTTGATGGCATTTGATTCGGCGACGCAAGGGGCTTCGCAATTGTTACATAAAGCTCATTTGAGGACAATTCAGGTAAAGGGTTTCCGTGAGGCGTTGGCATTGGGCGGTGCAACCGAGTCCGCGGTTGTAAAGCAGTTCAATTACATCAGGCTTCTGCAGACGATAGAAGGACTGACGGTATTGGATGGAGAAGATAAGTTCGAAATTCATCCTTATAGTTTTTCCGGGATCAGTGATGTATTGATGCAGTTTGGAGAACAGATTTCAGGAGCAACCGGTATTCCCCTTGTAAGATTATTCGGTCAGTCTCCCGCTGGATTAAGT